CTTTAGTACCTTGACCACCTGTTCTAGCTAAACTTAATTGCATCTGTTGATTATTAAGAGTAAGATTATATGCCATGACTTAAGCCTCCGTAGGTGAATATAAGACCTCAACGAGACCACGCATAGGTTTCCAGATTTGTTGAGCATTACCTGAAGCGGTATCTTGAATCTCTAAGCCAATAAAACCATAAATGGGTTTATCAGGTTCAGGTGTAGTTGACCAAGTGGCAATAAGAGTCTGTGGAATAACAATATCAAATTGATTGTCTGTTGGAGTAGCATCAATAATAGGTAAAGTAATAATAGCACCACCTGCTTGTGGAGCATCAGGTTTTGCTCCTGAACCTTGTACGTTATTACCTTCAACTACTTTAGCTGTAATTGTATAACCTGATAAGTTTGTTAACCAACCAACTACCATGTCTAATCTTGTTTGTTCACCGTGGATAACTGAAGCTAGTATAGCTCCATCATCCGTAATCAAGTCTTTTGAACTTGACGTTATCTTTGAGCGTGGCATATTAAATCCTCCTGCCGATCCTCAGATGGGCTTTATTGTTTTTATTATTATGTATTTTTTATTAGACCTTGAAAATCAATTTTAATTTTCGGCCCATCAGGATTTTGTCTTTTATATTTAACGTTAGCTGCTACAGTTAATCCTGTAGTTGCTGCTAATGCACCATAAAATCCTTTATCAAAACTTCTAGATAATGCGTCTGCTTTAGCTTTAGTCATACTAGTATCTGCTGCTTTAATAGCAACTCCTGATATTTTAGCATATTTTTTAGCATCGTTTAAATGCAAAACTTCTAAAGAGTTAGATTTAGCAAGACGTTTTATTAACTTATCATCTAATTTTTGAGCCTTCATAAGTCTATTTTGGAGAGAAGCAATTGACTTTTCACTCTTGGTAGTTTGTACCATAGCTCTTACATAAGCTCTATCTGCCTTTTTAAAGTTCCTTAAAGCTTTTTCAGGATTATTAAGTCCTAATTGCTTAGAAATAAAACTTGGATTTTTATATTTGTTTTCTGCTGTTGTTTTTGCTAACAATAACTTAGACGAACGAGCTGCTCTACCAGCATAAAGTTGTTTAGAAAAACCTAATTTTTTAGTAAGTTTAACTTTTCTAGCAGCTACTCGACTTCTACGTGCTGTTATTTTAAATGCTTTAAATTTAGCTTTACGACTACGCTTTAATGCGCTAGCTCTAATAGCTTTTGCCAAAGTTCTCTTTTGTGCAGCTGATAATCTCGAGCTACCAAATTTAAATGCTATTCTCGCTAAAGCCATTATGTTGACATCCTTTTGTATTTAGTTTCTTGAGATTGCTTAATACTATCTGTAGAAGCTCCATACATTCTTTCTATTTGTCTCATTTGTCTGCGCAACCCTATAATGCTAGGTGCTGCAATAGCGGCTTGTACAGGTAATAAAGCTGCACCAACTTTTAAGCTTCTACCTACGTTTCTTGTAATATTTTCACCTAAAGTTAAATCAGAATAGCGTCTACGAAATACACCCGTAGGTGCTACTAATCCCACAGCAGCAGAACCTGCTTTACTACGAAATGAAGATGCTTTATATTTAGCTCTTGAAGAAGCAAGTCTTGCTGCATAGGTTGCCCTACGCTGTCCTGCAAATTTACCCCCTGCTCGGAAGTTAGATCTAAGTACACGACCACCTGCTTTACGTGCTAACTTCATAGTAGCTACTTTTTTGATAGCCTTTTTACGGCCTATTGTAACCGCCTTACGTTTAGCTGCTCTAGCTGCTGCTCTTTGTGCTTTCTTAAGCGCTAACTTACGGGCGGGTGTCATAACAAAATTAAGTATTTTACCCATTTTAAATGTCCCTATATGTTGTTTTGCCTCTAGTGTCTAGCATAGTACGTCTATTTTCAATCTTAGATAATCTACGTTGAGCACTAAGTAAGTTTTCAATTCTTTTTCTTTTATATTCTTGTTCAGCAGCTTTGCTTCGACCTACATTTCTTGGTCTATAAGATTTAGGTGATGACAAAGAATCCATAAGAGTATTTCTTCTTTTTTTAGCTTCAACATTTGCTGCTATAGCTGTACCATAACCTGCTAATGCTACCCCTGTACCAATTTTTTGAACACGGCTGCGACCTGTTGAAACGCCTTGTGTTAAGGCTGCATTAGAAACTACTCTTGTTGTTTTTCTTTGAATTCTTTTAGAAGCGGCTCTTACTGCTTTTCTCTTTACTTTTCCTGCTATAACTTTCTTACCTTTACGTCTAGCAGCTGCAGCTGAAGCTTTTTGAGCCTTACGTAAAGCAAGTTTTCTGGCTGGTGTCATAACAAACCTAGCCAAGCGTCTTATTGCCATAGTGTCCTTTCTAGAACCCAAATCCACGCTTAACGGATTTAGTTCCTGCTCTAATTGGGTACAGATATTCTACTGCATAACGCAGGGCATCTGTCCAGTGTTCAACACCTTCCTTTTTATCAATCGTAGCACTATCTGGATTAGATTCTACCCACTGTGTACGCTCTAGAGACCTTATTGTATTAACACACTTAGGATGTATAAGCATATCAATATCACCATTGGCGTTCTTAAACTTTTTATTTACAGCTGCTACTGAATCTACAATCGGTGGAGCTTTTGTATGTGCTCTGGTGAGGATTTTATTTGTCTCTAGGATTTTAAAATCTGTAACACCGACAGCAGCTGAAGTTTTTCTCGCCCTCCCAGAAGGGTCAGGATAGCTTGTGATACGATGACCATCAAACCGTTCTGTAAGCGCCCTTGCTAGGGTTTCTGTGTCAGGGTGGCCTTGCATCTCATCTAAGATGTGTATTTGACTACCTCTAATGGCAAATATGACGGAGGCCATGATACCAACGTTAAAGTCGATAGCAACATGAACATCTTCTCCGTCTTCAAAATAAGGAAGTGTTTTGTCTATATGATCCTTGCGGTTGAATGTATAAAATACATTAGTGCCAGAGTCTTCGAAGCTTGCAGTATACTCTCTGGCAAACTTTAAAGGATCAAGGGTTAATTTTACTCTCTCAATCTCATCCTCATCGAGGAAGGGAGAGTCATTATAAGTATATGTATAGCTCTTCCAATCATTGTCGGAATCTTGTCTGTTGTACATTTCATAAAAGTAATCATAACCTTTAGGTGTACTAATAATAAGTGCTCTACCAGAATTAGCACCGAACTTTTTAGCATTCATGGGAGACCATCGAGTACTGACACAAGGTTGGATAATAGACTCCCAAGATTCCTTAAGATTCATACCTGCACCTCTCCATGATGTAACCTCATCGGCTACAACAAAGTATTGCCCTGTACCCCGCATACGCTGAGATGCCTCATAAGACCAAAGCTTTAATTGCACGTTATTTGGAAACCAAAAAGTACCTGCAGCTTTTGATGCCTTATCAGCAAAGTCTTCCATGCCTAGTTGCCAAGCTATCAGTGGATAATAAATATCTACTGCTTGGCTGTATGTAGGCGCTATCAGTGCTACGTTTTTATTAGGCACTGATTCTTCTAAGTCCATTAATTCTTGTACTGCTACTATAGCAGCTGTTGCGGCTAAGTATGATTTACCAAAACCACGACTAGCATTAACTACTGCATAACGACAAGACTTGTCAACAAATAAATCTCTAACAACTTCTGACTGTTTCTCATGTAACTTTATCATTACTTTTTATAACTCTTTTTATAAGCTTTTATGGCTGGCTTTATAGCTCTATAAGGATTAAATCGTTCACCCTCTTTAGATCCATACTTAAAAGCTTTGTTCATTTGACGTTGAGTATCTAATTGTTTTATTTTATTAATATTACTCATGCTTTACGCCTTTTAGGTTGTGATGAATACTGTTTACCTGCTTTAGTATCTTTACGCTTTTTAGCTGTACTAGCTGCATATCTCTTTTTAGGCATAGCATTAATAGCCTTAGTAGGTAAGTATCTTTCACCTGTAGCATTAGGCCCAAGAACAGATGGTTTACCGCTTTTAGTACGCCACTTCTGTTTAGTCCACTTAGTCATAGACTCTTGGGCTTTTGTTTTAGAGCCAGTATAACTACCGCCACTATCTTTATATATTTTAGCAGCCAATTGCATAGCTCTGGCAGAGTGTTTACCTCCCATACGAGCCTTGGCTTTTTGTTTGGCACGTTCCCAGAGTCTAGGGTTAGACCGACCCATTACTTCTTTTTGCCACCCTTTTTAGGTGGACGACCACGTTTAGTTCCGTAGGTACCCATTCCTTTTGGCATAGTAATTCTCCTATTATCTAGTTGTTACTCTACGTGCATTAAGACCTAAACGACGACCAATACGGCTATTAGACACACGTTGACCTAAACGACTATTACGTAAGCGGTTTCCACCACGGCTACCTGATCTACGTGCTTTAGCTGAAGCCTTTTGAGCTTTTTGTAATGCTGCCTTTTGCGCTGCGCTACCCCATGACTTAGCTGCACTTGCTCCTGCTACTGCACCTGAAGCTGCTGCTGATGCTGCCTTACGAGCAGTACGACCTGTGGGAGTATTTCTTAGCCTACGAATACTAGTAGTCAATCTGCTTGGACGACCGCTACCTGTTCTTCGTGAAGCTTTTTCACGACCTGAAGAAGCAGAGCCTCTAGCTGTACTAGCTACTCTGTTTTCACGGCTTGAAGAAGCAGAACTTTGGGCAGCTCTACGAATAGCGTTACTACGACTTGAAGAAGCAGAACCTTTAGCTGTACTACCTATTTTATTTTCACGGCCTGAAGATGCACTACTAGTAGCTTTCCTTCGTGTAGCCTTTTCACGGCCACCTTCATATATAGATTGACCAGCTTTTTTAATACCACCTTCACGAGCATCAGGCCTCCGACCTGCCCTGTATGCAGCAATCCTCGCTGTTATTTTATTTTTTATTTTTGTTGAACGTCTTACCGCCATGTTATTATTCCTTTAATTTAATGTGCTTAGCCATACAAATCCTGTGAGACAACCTAGTAAAAATATTAATAAAAATATTCCAGCGCTCCACTCAATTATAGACTGTTTAATTTCCATTTTACGAAATTCATGGTCTTTTTTCTTTTTACGAATTTCTGCTTCAATTCTTAAAAGCTCTTCCCAGTGTGATGGGCCATAAGCAACACAAATAAAGTCTTTTAACTCTTTTCGCATTGCATCTCTTTTCTTTTGTGCAGCAAACACTTGCATAGCTTGTGCTTCTACACCACCGCCTAAAGCTTTATACCAAGGTGGATTATCTGTCTGTTTTTGAGCAAAGTCTATGTCAGCCATAGCCCCAGCCCATTGAGAAAGTTGACTTCCCATGTCTTGTAAGTCTTTACCTATGCTGATACCCTTTTTAATAGCGTTAAACGCAGCAGAGGCTCCAGCAATAGCAGTTATTGGATCTATCATGATTCCCTCCAGCTGTTATTAGTGCTATCAGGGATATATCTATTATTTATCTCGACGATCTTTTTCCATCATGTTTCTTATGGCTTTTATATTTTCATCCATACGAACTAAAGTTAGTGCTTGTGTTTGTACAATACTTTCTAAAGCCTCTAAGCGAACCTCTTGGCGCATTAAGTCTCTAGTATTATTTTGTATAGCATTATCTAAAGAAGAAACATACCATACAAGTGCTATAGTTTGTGCTATAATAGCTAATATAAATGTTACAGGCACACTTCTAGAGAGATGCCAAGGTTCTGATTCACTCATCGTTATTTTCCTTTTTATTATCGGTGAGCACAATAGAAATAGGTTTTCTCTCTGAGAATTCCTGTTCGATTTTATCAGGGATTTTCTTATAGCCATAAGCCATCAAATTATTAATTAGAGTTCCTTGTGTAGCTGTCATCTGTGCATAAGCGCCAGAAGTGTGCTTTCCAATTCCTTCTAAATAGTTTAGTTTTTCTTGTATGTCATTATACTTACGAACCATCATTTCAATAGGATCAAAACCAAGTTCCTCAAGTTTTCTAACAGAGGCCATAGAGTTAATATTTTTAGAGCCTTTAGGACGTCCAGCCCCAGGCTTTCTACCGCCCTTTGATATCATGGGGTTAGAATTTCCTGGCATTTTATTTCTCCAATGCTTTATTTTCAAGATATTATTTAATTCAAATTTTTTTATTAACACTTTCAATAACTTAAAGTATTCTTTAAATAAGCCTTTGAAACTATTAATAAAATTAATAATAATAAAACAAAAATTAAATAGTTTTAATGTACTACACTAGGATACCAAAGTGATACTTAATAACCCCCCGAAAAGAGCTATCAAGTAGCACAATTGGACATCATCGGGGGGAATAAGCAACTATCTTTCAGATGTCAGTAGATAGCAACTATAAGTATCACTTTG